AGCAATAATAATCCCGTTAACGTCAGTATTTGTTAGATTATAACCTCTGGCATCACTAGACACAGTTCTATAACCTTTCCATGCTGTTTTAGAAGAACTACCATCATGAATCATGATGTCAACTTCACTAATTGTACTATAATACCATGGAGTTTCGTCGTCTGGATCAGAATCTGGTTCTGTAGAACTTGCTGTATAAGTTGTAGATGTAGTACCAATTGCAATAGCAGTCCAGCTGCTGGCAACTAGATCAACAGTAGATGTTGTAACAGAACCACCAAGTGTAAATGTTAAGTTATTTGTAGTTAATGCACCACCTAATACAGCACCACTAATAGTAACAGTGTCGCCGACATTGTACCCAGTACCGCTAGCAACACGGGTAATTGTGGTATTACCAGTCTGACTAAAACTAGTAACTGTTCCTGCTGTAGGAGTTGTGCCACCGGTAACAGTATATGTAATCGAAGTTGATGTAAAACTAGCAATAACAACTGAAGATGGTGAGCCACCGTAAAGCGTACCAGTTCCGCCCGAACCAGTTAATGTTGCTCCAACCACTGCACCTGTAGTTGATGTTATTCCAGATACTGTAGCAGTCCATGGACCTGTTCCGGAGATACTACCAATTGTCATCGTGCCACTAAATGAAACTGTACTGGCATAAAATAAACCAGATCCAGTCTTTTGAACAGTAAATGTAGCACCTGTTCCGCTACCACTAGTACTTAGTTGACTTACAGCAGTATAAGTTGATGCGCCAACAACACTGGTTCCACCAGAATAAAGGAATGTTGTACTACCAGATAAACTACGGCCTGTTTCGATGCCAACTGAGCGAACATTAGTAGTTGAGGTTGTAATTCCTGCTGTGGTAAGTGGGGTGCCAATTGTATTTTTTAGCACAATTACTCCACCTAGTGCATGAATAAAACTAACAGCACCAGTTGACTCTTTTACTGCAGATAGGTTAGTAATACCTGCGTTATTTACAGCAGTAACAAACAAATCAGCAGTTGTTCCAGTTAGTGTTACGGTCGCTGCCGAAGTCAGTGTTGACGAACCTGCTACACTAACTTGAACAGTAAATGTATCGTTGGATGTAAATGTTGGCGATGTTGCTGTACCTGTTACTTTAAACGGCCATGTGCCTGTTCTACGGAACAGTTTATAATTTACTAAACCGTCGTTGTCGACATTGTACTGTACATAAAGTGTTCCTGTTGCAATAGTTTTGCCGCCGCTTGAATCAAGCGCTGCGATAGCACTTTGATCGTTCGCATAAATAGGTGCTGATACTTGACTCCATGCATCAAGGGTTGAACTATATTTCTTTATTGAAAAACTAGCACCATTGTTGATTGAATTGGTTTTAACCCATACAGAGCCACTCGGACGAGGAGTTGTATTAAATGACTTCCACTGTGGAACACTAGTATGAGTAGAGAAAGCAGTAGTAGGCGATGCATAAGTACCAGCAGTAAGTCCAACTGCTGTAGCCACCGAACCGGATGCTATTACTAGCGTTCCGTCAGCGGTACTACCGTTTGATGCAGCAGCACTAGTGACATAAATTTCTAAGAATCCGTTTACTACAGCAGCAGTAACACCAGGTAATGTTGAAGCAGTTAATGCATTAATTGCGGCTGCTAGTGAAGCAAAACTTGTTCCGGATGTAATTGCAATAGTATTAAGTGTAAGTGTACCAGAAGAAATTGTAGTAGAAGAAATAGTACCAGTGACAGTTGGTAAGCTAGCCTGCCATGCTGTGCTGCCTACTGCTACCCATGTGTTGGAACGATTCTTGTAGTACACTTGATTAGCGGTAGTAGTCGCTACTGATACATAGTCGCCAATGTTACCGTAAGAACTAGTAGGAGTTCCACCGGATGTAATCGGAGTAACTGTAACATCTGTGAATTGTTGTGTACCAGCATTCCATGCTGAAATACCAAATGAAGTATCAGCAACATCGTACCAATACAACCCGTCTGTTGATCTTCCAGCTGGACGAACTGAAGTGCCTTCTAGTGCAGCAAGATCAACGTCTGCTCGTAGGACCATTGCTTGATTACTAACACCTAGCACAGAATATGCTGCCATCAGTCCATATTCATTTACTTCGCTGCCATGGATTGGTGTGCCGTTTACTGTTTTGCTAAAGTAAGGCGAACCAAACAGTGTTGCTAGTTCTCGCTGACTTGATACAATTGACAGTTTACCAGCATTAGCTTTAATAGTCCCAGCAGCGGTGCCTGTGCCGGAAATTCCGGTTTTGTCTTGCTGCGTGGCTATGACAATCAAAGGAACTGTGCCTGTTGCCTGTGGTGCATATGCGCTTTCGTCGATAACTGAAACTTCTACGCCGGGTGAAATGAGAGCCATTTTTTATATCCTTATTCAAATAAGTGTTCTAAATATTTATTATCAAACAGTAAATTTACTTGTTTATCTGGACCTTTGCGGCGCCTTTGCCTATAAATACTTTAAAATTAAAGGTCCTTTAAAAATGCCTGCACCAATTTGTAAAGAATGTAAAACTCGAACAGCGCAAACCAACTATATCAAAGATGGACAACGACACTATCGATCAAAGTGCTACACTTGCAGCCATAAAAAAATCCTGGTTACTAACCTAGTACCAGGATATAAGAAAAAATCCAAATGCGAACGATGTGGATTTTTGCCGCGCATACCCGAACAGTTACAATTGCACTACGCCGACCACAACACGCAGAATACCAATTTTAAAAATCTTAGAACAGTTTGTTGTAACTGTGCTGTGGAAATATCAACACTGAGACTACCTTGGACTACAGGAGACTTAGTCCCAGATTTCTAACTGCTTTTGCACTTGTTGATGCAGATCGTCGATTGTGCCTGAATTAATAATTTCAGCATCAAAATGCTCGTTAATCCACGCATATTCACTTTCGTGAACATGAGGATAGCGGTCTTTCATACTAGTCTTATTTTGGATCATCCAAAAACGATCGTAATCAATTCCTCTAACATAGCGTTTAGCTAATTCGTACCATTCGGGTTTATTTACTGGACTAATCAGTAAAAATTTTCCACCCAGCTTTCGCAGTGAAGCTACTTCGTTAGGAAAGCGAACATCAGTAATGGTAATATTTGTGCCCTGTGCAGTAAGATTAAAAATCTTTCTCTCTACATTTAATACCCAAATAGCATCGTTAAAATGCTTTCTAAAAACATCGGTACCAACATACTGTAGCGCATACCTAGGAGTAAAGTTTGGTATAGCTAGACGCTCACTCCACCATGCGTCTACAGTTTCTCTAAATTCTCGAGATTCTTGAGTAGTACCTTCTAGTAATTCTCGTTGCCACCCAAATGTAGCAGCAACCATATCTTTAAGGGCAGCAGCAAAACTTAATTCTACAAACCCTTGTTTTTTTAAATATTCCGCAACAGTATTTTTACCTGACCCAATAAGTCCAGACAATCCAATAATCATTTTTAACCTATAACAAATGCCCGAGGATCCGAGCCATCAACATAAAGTTTAAGTTCTTCTTCGAGAGCGGCCATTTCTTCTTTGGCTTCTGCTTTTAATGCACCGCCGTTAAGCTGAGTACCACCTTGAGGTCCTGCAATAGTAGCAAATTTTTCACGAGCTTGTCCTAACATGTCTTTGGCCAATGCCAACGAATAAGCCTGTATCCAAGGTTGAATCATAAAGTCGCTTAGTAAAGTTATTTCTGGTTTGTAATTGTAAGTCCATAAAATAACTTCTTCGTCACCAGTAGCAAACTTTCTAATCAAACTAATTTTTTTAGTAACTCGATTCCATGTAAAATTAATATATCCACCAAACATACGCATAGCTAGTTCTTGATATTGTGTAAACATATCGTAACTGGCTAATCCGCCCACTCGGCCTGCGACTAACATATAAGTGTTTAGGTAACCACTAGCAAAAGGTTCAAATTGACTTGCAGTAGTGCCAGTAACTGACCCAATGCCTCGACGAAATACTTGCCGCACCTGTATTACTTCTTCTGGTAGTATGTAATCACTTTGTTCTTTGATAATAGGTAGAACAAGGTAGCTTTCCTCTACACTACCAGAGGATCGTTGACGATAACGGCGCAGCGATTGATCAATTGCTGTATCAATATGCTTTTTGTCGAGCTCAACATCAATAATACCTGCGCCTAGCCTATCAAAGATATAATCAGCGATATTGTCTCTTAATATGTCAACGGTAGAACTCATGCTCAATCCTTTTAGATATTTATCTTAAAGTACCTTGAGCAACAGTGTGTCCTCGTTGATGCGCCCAGACAGTCTACTTTCTGTAGCACGGATTGTAGACATAAACTTTTTTAACGCAGGCTTCGATGATTTAAAAAACTCTTTGAGCACTTCTTCAGGCTTGCGAATAGTTTTGTTCACGCTTAACGCAGGGTCAAACCCAATGATTGTAGAGTTTTTAACTCCAAGTGGGCCTTGCAAGTTGTCTGCTACATAAACGCCCAACTTGCGTGTCTTTGTGTTAAGCACCCACAATTGGGTAGTACCAATAATGTCAGCAGGATTAATAGACGTAATCTTGAGCGCCGAATCTTGTTTCAAATACTTGATTCGAGACACTTGTTTTTCTTTGCTAGGTGCACGTTTAACACGCGGCTTACGAGTTACTGTTTTATGTTGCTGATACTTTTCAATATCGGTAAACAGCGAAGTATAGAATTTCAAATAGCGTTTGAAACGCTCTTTAGTCCAAGAACGATAACCTTCTTTAAGTTGGTCATCACGCCCGTCAGCCGCTTCTACAATTTCTTCAAAGTGCGGCCTAAAGAACTTGCCAATTTGCACAATAGTACCTTGTGCAATTGTTTTTTCGTGAAAATACCCATACGCATCAAACTCAACGGGACCCGACGCTAATTGGTCTTCAAAGGTTTCGATATGCGCCACATGTCCGTCGGCAATTTCACGCAAACGATCTTGAATTGATGGTGGCTTGACTGCTGCTTTGGGTTTTTCTTCTCTTTGCTCTGTTTCTTCTACTTGATCTTTAACCAATGTAACAATTTCGTTAATTGTTTTGCGAATATGGCTAATAAAACGATCTTTCATTGGCATGCCGGCGCTGTGGGCACGAACCAATGCTGCAATTGTAATTGGAGTTAGCGAGTCAGGTGTTTTTAAATATGCTTTTAGAGTAGCACTGTCGACAATTTCGCTCTTGCTTAACCAGCTGTTAAATGCAGGACGCAATTCGCGTACACTATAAAAATAATTATAATACCGAAAACTAGTCCGCAATTTAACATCAAACTCTGCATCGGTTAGTTCTAACGACGCCACCGGATCCCACTGTGGCTCATACCCTACACGTGATTCGTCAAGAAACAGCGGGTTACGTGGGACACGAGTGCGCGGCGCTTTGGTGGATTTTTCAACTTTGATACGAGCCATGACTGCCTCTCAGTGTGTTCAGCTTCCTGCTAGTATAGCACCATTTAAATACTGTGTCAACCTGTGTTAAAAAGCCATAAATATTCAAAAGGACCAATATGCCTAGATTATCAATGTGGAAAAACGGTAGACATACTAATGACTACCGTTTCCTTGACCGAACCATTAATGAACAATTCACAGTTGGTGGAACTGGTTGCAATATACATTTATATTTAGGCCCAGCGGTTCAAACAGACAGTACCGATTCAACTGTGCCAGAATATTCTAATGTGTCAGCAAAGAATGTACAAGATTTGCTGTTTTTAGAAAATCGAGATAGAACTTATCGCCCCGATATATTTAATTTACGAGGAATATATCAAGTTGCAGATAACGATTTTGATTTAAGCCAATTTGGCATTCAATTATCAAACGATACCATTTTTATTACCTTTCATTTAAACAATATGGTTGAAACATTAGGTCGTAAATTAATGGTAGGCGATGTATTAGAATTAGAACATCTTAAAGATTTTTTTCCATTAGACGATACTATACCCGAAGCATTAAGAAAGTATTATGTAATTAAAGATGCTAATAGAGCTGCAGAAGGGTTTAGTCAAACTTGGTGGCCACATTTATGGCGTGTTAAATGTGAGCCAATGGTTGATGGACAAGAATACAAAGATATTATTAATAGCGGGCCTGGTGTGTCATCAATATACGACGCTTTTATTAACATTAACGATGCAATTATTGCACAATCAGAAAACGACGTTCCGCAAAGCGGTTACGACACTACCAGAATGTACGTTCCACCTATTACTGCCGATGGGGTACCAGAAAATCCAATTCCTGCAGATGCCGGTAATAATTCTGTTAATATATCAAGTGAAGCATATTCTGCTGATTATCAAGCAATGTCTCCTACTCAAAGTGTAAATGGATATTTAACCGGTGATGGAATAGCGCCCAATGGGTGGCCAGTAGCAGCAGGCATTGAGTTTCCTTTAGTACCAGAAATTGGTGATTACTTTGTAAGAATAGATTACATGCCCAATCGCATGTTTAGATGGGACGGCAAAGCCTGGCGTAAAATTGAAGACAGTGTGCGAACTAACTACACTACAGGTGCTAGTGGTAATCAAACACTTAAGAGCGGCTTCGTTAATAACTCATCTGTGTTTACAGCCAAAGATGGTACAATAATTAACAGTAGGCAAAGCCTAAGCAAAGCCCTTAAACCACCAGAAGATTAAACAATGCAAACATATTTTTACGACCGCCAAATACGGCGATTTTTGCTTCAATTTATACGATTAATGAGCAATTTTCAAGTCGAAACCGGCTTAAATAGCGCCGGTGCCACTGCTCTTATTCGTGTACCTGTAATCTACGGTGATCCCAGTCGCCAAGCTGCTCAAATATTAGCAAATAACACTGAGACAAATCTCAGTACTACTCCTGTAATGGCTGCATTTATTACTGACTTAAAATATGATCGAGCTCGTGTGCAAGAACCAAATTTTGTAAGTAAATTAAACATCAGAGAAAGAAAGCCCGATCCTGATACTGGATTGTTGACTCATACCCAAGGTAATATGTTCACCGTTGAACGTCTTATGCCTGTGCCTTATAAATTAAATTTAAAACTAGACATATGGACATCAAACACTGAACAAAAATTACAAATATTAGAACAAAT